TTGAAAGAACAAACTAATGTTTCATCATTATCTAGTGGTTATACAAACTCATCAGTAGGTACTGATGTTAGTAAATTCACTTCAGGATATGGTCAAAAGACAAAAGGTACTGATATTAGCTCCATTACGTCAAGTAACGATCAAAAAACAAAGGGAACTGATGTTTCTTCATTTACGTCTGGCTATCGTCAACCTGTTTCAGGAACGACAGCTATTGGTGAACCAAATGTTAATAGACCTGATTCACAAGAAACTTCTCCAACCATTGTTGAATTATCATCTAGAGATTCAAAAATGTTATCAGACAAGTTTGTTAAAATTATTAATGGTGTTAAAGATAATAAATTACAAACAATATATGATGGGCTTTATACTTCTTCAGAAATATACGGAAGACCACAATTGAAAAATTTATATAGTCAATTAGACAGATTATACAAAAATGAAAGAACCAAAAACAGACCCGAAGTTTCTTATAAAAAGAATTGGGTTACAATTATTAAAGATAATTTAGGTTACATCAGAAGATCGGATAAAATATCTTTATCTTCGGATGTTGATAATTTATTAAGAACTTTAAAATGAGGAATCCCGAATCGTTATTTAGAATATTATCGGCAGCATTACCAAAAGTTAAAATTGGTGATGTTAATTATGTTTTGATAGGTTATAAATCAAAAGAAAACGTATATGGGTTAGAAGAACCCACCTTAATTTTTGAAGCACAACCATTGGTTGATGATTTTGTAATAAGGGTTGATCTTGTTGGTCATATTATTGAAGCTAAATATACAACTTGGATTGATAAATTAGATATGAATTACATCTTTTTTGAAAGAAATAAGACAACTCCAATGATTGATATAGAAATACAATATAAGAATTTGGTTTTCCCTTGGAATGGAGAATGTTGTTGTGAGTTATATCAGAGTCCTGAGTTTAGAAATAAGGCGGATAGATTAGTTCAAAAAGTTACCGAACTTAAAAAAGGTGATGAGGTGGTTAAAGTATCAATGGAATCAATAGACATTAGTATATCATATTGTGATGTTTCTTTTAATTTAAGAGGTATTGTTCGTGGAACTAAAAACGTAACATTTTGGGATGAGTTTACAGATAATTATCTTTGGGACTTTCATTATCATAATGATTTTAATGAGGTTTATGAGTATTTAGAAGAAAAAGCCTTGGGATATTTATCCTTACATGACTTAATATTAAGAGAATGAGAGATAGTTTAGTAGGTGTAATTAATGTATATATTAAGTTGAGATTACCTAAATTTGAATATGATACGGTTGATTGGGTATATGATCATTTAGATCATGATGGTGAAAAATTATTATTTTATTATAATATTGTCCCTAAGAAAGATGTTTGGTGTTGTAGTACTTGTGGTAATTATAGGTTATATAATACATTACGTGCTTTATTACAAAAATTTAATATCAGAGAGTTCAGATTATTTTCATTATATAATAATGAAGAATATGAAAGAACTGAGGATTATGAAGAGTCAGATTGTGTTACAATATATAATCAAAAGTTCACAGAATCATTTATAGAAAAATTAAATAAGGTAAAAAAAATTACCGTAGAAGGATCTTATAAATCTTTTGGTGGTTCTTTTGATGTAAAAAAAGTTAATGGATTTATAATTAATGATTTAGAAAATAATGATACAGAAATTGGTATTAAACTCATAGCCGACAATGTTAAAATAGATGATTGGCACAAAGAATACGAACCTACTTTAGATGATTTTAGTAGTAACATATTATATGAAGATAGAGATATAACCGAAAACATAAGAGAATTATTTCCCATATATAATTTTTTACGTAGTACTGATATTGTTTATACTGATATCTTTTTTTACGATTAAATAACTTCCAAGGTACTAATTATTATAACTTTCTCATCATAACCCATAAACTTAAAGGCACGGCTCACAAGGTGATGTAATCCATCAGGAAATGATTCTTCACATAATTCAGGTTCATCCACAATTAATTTAATATCAACAACATAGCTCTTTTTCTGTGATGAAAAAGTTGTGGATAATAGTTTTATTTTTGAGTTTTCGCCAAATAACAAAATTCTGTCGCTTTTGCGAAGATCGTTAATTAGTAATTCTAATAATTTTAATTTTTTCATAGAAAAAGGACCACGAGTGTGGCCCAATCAATTTTAATCTTTTATTTTGTTGTATCAACAACTGAGGTATCACAAGGAATTGTGTCACAAGTCATAGAATCACACATAGTTGAATCACATATCGTAGTGTCTATCATTGTTTCATCGTTTGATGATTGTTCATTTTTACCACCACAAGAAGACAATGCGGTAATTAGACCAAAGGTTAAAATTAAATTTTTCATAGAATATAATTGTTTAAGTGTTTTACTAATTCAAATGTAATAATAATAATTATTTTGTCAAAGTTTAATATGTTAAAAAAATTTAATAACTAAATAAATCTTACGTGATATTTATAGTAAAACAGGATAAATTATGGTATTACTAGACACAACCGCAGCAGTTGCCAAAACAGGTCAAGATTTTGGTGTATTCACAATGTTAACCGATTACGGTGCATTAGGACTAATCGTATTAGCACTTGGTTTCGTTGCTTGGAAATTTATTGACAAGAAAATCAAAGAGGCTGACGATTTAAGAGACAAGTTAGATAAATGTCAACAAGAACTTTATAAAAAGAAGTAAAATATGATACTACAAACGGTACCGTCAGCAGGAATTTTTGATTCCCTGATACAGTATGGTGTTCTCGGTATTGCAACTTTGGGATTAGGTTGGGTTTGTTGGAAGTTGTTACAAAGACAACTCGAGACTGAGGAAAGACTTAATAGCAAATTAACAGATCTTGAGAACCGTCTTAATTCTTATGTTGAAGATGACATCAACCAATTAAAAGATATTGCTGAGACAAATAGAAAATCATATTTGGAACTTAGAGATCTTATTGTTGTTAAGAACACAAAGAAATAAGTTATGTTCAAGAAAGGAATTATCGCTATCGGCGTAGTTGTTGGTTGTGTAGGATTTGTTGTATTTCAGGTTGGTTTTGCGGGTGATAAACACGTAACGGTTGTTAAGGAAAATTTACAACTGTATAAAGAGAATAGTGATTTAAAATCTGAAAATGAAAATCTTAAAGAGGAAAATTCAGATCTTAAATCTGAAAACTCCGCATTATCGCAAGGATTATCTGATAGTACTAAAGACGCTATGAGTTCGGCAATAAATTCTGCAATTCAAACTACTGAAAAAAAATATAAAACTCAAATAGAAGACTTAAAGGATGAAATTAAATCTTTAAAGGATGATTTGAGAGAATTAGACACTGAAGGTAAGAAAATTCCTTTAGGACCATTGAAAAACTAATCATGAAAAAGTTATATTTATTGATTTTTCTTACATTGATATCTTTGATGTCATTTGGTCAAGGACCTGGTAAACAAAAATATCCTCAAATTAAATATTATAGAGGTGATAGTGTGGTTATTATTACTTTGGATCAGTCCCGTAAGATTGATAGTACGTTTAAGAGTCAAGTAATTGCTTTAGATTCATTTAAGACTATTACTGATACGTTAGTTAGATATAAGGATAGTGTTACCACTAAGTATGTCTACACCGATTCAGTATTGATCATTACAGACTCTCTACGAAGAGAACTATTGTCCTATAAGAAAAAGGTAGAGGACGCGGCTAGACTCGGTTTATACGTCACTTATGATACAATCAGGGAACAGGCAAAATTCTTACCATTTGATAAGGACTTCAAGGTTAATATGAAAGAAACAGAAAATGGTGTCAAATTATTTGCAACAAGTTTTGATCAATTTACTAAATCACGAATAACTTTAGGTTGTGGATTGGCGATGGTTGCCGGAATGTCCTATGGTATGAATAGTGAAATTATCAATCATCCTGGTCAATTCAGGAACACTTTCCCAAATATGAATCCTACATTTTGGAATCACATGGGTTGGGGTGGTCTACCGAGTAGTTGGGATAGAGAAGTGAGAATAGGTAATTTATGGTTTAAGTCAGATCTATGGCATATTACTAAAACAAGTTACATTACTTCAGTGTCACTAGCATTTCCAATAACAATGTATGAAACCACTACGTGGTCACAAATTATTAAACGAACTCTTTTGATGTCTGCATCATATACGGTTGGATATAATTTAATGACCAATGTGATTGTTAAATAAAAAAACCCACCGATTGGTGGGTTTTCTTTTAGACCTTGTGATTATTTGATTAAATTTTTGTTCCGCAGTTTGGACAGAATTTATAACTATCCTTTTTTATCTTACTTCCACAATTAGTACAATATTTTTTAAGATCTTTTGAATCGTATGGTTTAACTGATGTTGGTAAGATAACCCAAGACCATTGATAATACGCTTTATTTTCAAATTTATCCTTTGATGGAACGAATTCTTGGTTACTATTAGATCCCTTCTCAACTCTACCGGTTTCAATAGTATTTCCATTTACTAAACCAAGACCGGTTGTCGTAAAATAATTACTAGATAAATTAGTGTTAATAGTTGAGTTTGTTGTAAATTGAACTCCAATTGGAATATAATTAGAGTTATTGGGGAAACCCAAAATAACATCTGGTTTCCAAACATTATTATTATAACTTAATAATGTATTAGGATTAGATTCCTCTTTATAAAAACTAATATCTACGTTTCCATTATTTGCTATAGCGTTTAATACCTCATTGGTATTTTCAACATCGTAGGTTTCAAATAAAAGTTTAGATTTAGAATCCAAATATCTTTCCAAGAAAATTCGTTGTCCTGGGTTAATAACGATACCACCACCTGTCATTTTTTTCCCATTCAGGGTTATAACAGCAAGTACTTTTTGATTAGTTGGATTATAAAGTTCGATCTCGAACTCTTGATTGTTGTCCATATAGACATTTTTACCGTATTGTCTAATTCTTTTCTTATTTACGGTAATGTAAGCCTCAGGATTGAGGTTAAAGTTTTGTTGATAATACATATTACCTTATTTTATTTTATGTGTTTATTTTAAGATCGTTTTGTTGATTTTAAAATCAACTCAAAAGTCATTTCTAACTCACGATATTAAACCACAAGGTCTGATAATAAATATATGTGTTACATTATTTTTGTAAAGTGGAATGTTCTAACTTCCAACCATTTCTAGCGACAGGTGTTGAATTTGTTTCTTTCATAACATTTTCATATACGTCCATTTTTAATTCTGATAGTTCTTCTGTGGTTGGTGTCTCTGAAAGGAATATTGTTGGTTCAAAATAAACCTTTTTTCTTTTTTCATCTATTGATATTGAAATGTTTATATTTTCCAAAAAGTTTTGATATTTACTTTTTAACATTTCACAAATAGATGAACATAATTTTCCTTTCATAATTGTAAATATCATAAAAATTAGGTAAATTTGCGGTATGAGTACAAAAAAAATTGACGATAATAAGTTTGAGGTGATCTATGAGGATGATGATTGTGTTCAAATTTTTACCTACAATCATAAAATAAGTAAAAATGGACCAATTTCATCTGAGATTAAATGGAAACCCGGTAAATATCCGGTAGAAAAGAAGGTAATGAGTGATCATATTCCGAAAAAATCTAAAAAGAATAAAAGTACTTGATATTTATTAGGTATAAACCTACAAAAACATATTTAATAACATGGAACTAATAATAACGGAGTCACAATATAAGTTTTTATTCACAGAACAATCAGCACCTGTAAAAATAGGTTGTCGTGATTATGACAAAATTGGAACTTTATGTCCTAGTTTATCTTTTCCAAAGGCCGAAGCGGACAAGTTAATTACAAAATACAAACCAAATGCCGATAAAGGAGCCTCAATAAGAATTGATAAACTGGTTCAAACAATTAGTTCTATGGGAGGTAAGGAGGGTAAAAAATTTGCAGAAAAATTCTCAGAATCCATCACAATCTCAAAACCACAGATAATAAAAGTTTTAACAGCCTATTATCCCCAATCAATTTATGCTTGTTGTGGTTTGGGACCTAAAATAAATATGTCACCAATAATATTGAAGGTTTGTGGTATTATCTATAACCAATTTATGAAATCATGGAAAGATGATTTTATTGGAAGACAGGTAGTGAGTTATCTAATAACTTCTGATAATATAAAAAAGGTTCAGTCACAGGCTAAAGACATTTTTGATACGGTTATAAATGAAATAGAATCAACTATTGACTTTTATTTCTCTGATGTGTCATACTCAGTTAGTAAAAGTGTATCTCAAATGGAAAAAACAACGCCCAAATGTTCCAAAGTTATTATTACTCAGGACAAAGAATGTAAACCAATACCAAAATCCGAATGGTATAGTCCAAACCAAAAATACAAAAATATAGATGTAGCGGTTTTACCTGCTACAACCAACCCCTCACAGCTTACCAGGAAGACATATTCACCAAAAATTTCGGCTTTTTTGAATAGTTTGGTTTAATATTTGTAGAGAAATCTATAAACCATAAAAGGAATAAAAGTAGTTGATATTTATTAGGTATGAACCTAAAAGAACATATAAGAAAGGTATTGAGAGAGGAGTTTAAGACTCCTTATGCGGTAATTGAGATTACCAAACCAATATCACGTATGGATCTAAAATACTATTACCAAGAGGTTCCTCTATGGCATACAACCCAAGACAAGATTTATATTAACAGAGGTTCGGCTAAACCATTGGTGATATCTACCAAAAATATTAAAGTTCTTAGAGTTTTTGAAGATGGAAACACTCAAGAATTGAGAGAGTATTTGAATAATCTACGAAATTCGTAAATAATTATATATAATATGATGATTGAAAATATAATTAGACGAGTTCTTAGGGAAATGAGAAATTTGAATGAATCCACGACTGGCTTGGATGAATTCTTAAATAGTGTTACCAATAGATATCCCGAAACAATTGACTACATTGATAAAATTAAGTCGTTTATTGAGGAATCTAGATGTAAAAAGATTGAAGTTGCTAGATTCAAACATCCAGCATTAGGGTTAGCTCTACATAATGGTGTATTACTTAATCAGAATATATTTTTTCAATCATTACCTAATTTTTTATTTATTTTATTTCATGAAATTGCCCATCAATACCAATATAAAAAGTATGGTGATGAGAAGATGTATGAATTCTATTTGGGTGAGATAGGTGTTAGAGAAGCGGCCATCTTAATGAAAAAACTTGAAATGGTTGCTGATGAATTTGCTACTAGAAAAGTTAGAGAATTTGTAAGAATGGGTTTAATTTCACAACCAAATACACCTGGGTTAGCACAATATAATAATGTTTCTTTATCTTATTTTGAAAATTTTATATCACAAATTAAAAATGAGATATTAAGGAAAGGTTACAATAATTTTGATCAAGTTGCTGAATTATTTTATAATATGATTAAAATGAATGAGAATAATAGTAACATTTTTAATCGACAAGAAATGAAGGAGGGGGAAATCACTGAAAAGTGTTGGTCGGGATATACTCAAAAAGGTATGAAGACAATGTTTGGTAAGAGATACCCTAATTGTGTAAAGAAAACAAAAAAATGATCTTAAAAGAGAGAATAAAAAAAGTTTTGAGGGACTATTTGTTTGAGTCGGACCCAAAAGTTGGTACAGGAAAAAAACCAAAGGGTTCTGATAGAAGACTATATACTGATGAAAACCCAAAGGACACTATATCAGTCAAGTTTAGAACAAAACAAGACATTATAGATACATTGAATAAAAAAAGTTTCAAGTCAAAGTCACATGCTAGACAATCTCAGATTATAAATTTAATTCACCAAAGACTGAGGGTTGCATTAGCAAGAGCAAAAGACCCTGAAGTAAAGAAAAGATTAAGAACGGCATTTGAATATATTGAATCTAAAAAAGAACAATCTAAAATTAAGACTCAGAGAATCAATAAGACCATCAAAGAAATAGTTACCGATAAAAAAGTAATTTGTGACAATTGTGGATGGTCTTGGGATATTTCAGATGGGGGTGATGATCTATACATCTGTCATAAATGTGGAAACGATAATGAACCTACAGTAGGAATGATGTTTGAATCAAAGAGTAATAAATATGATAAGTTTATTACTTATTGTAAGAGATTTTTAGATCTTAAAGATATTCCTGAAATAATTTATAATAACACATCCAAATTTGAAAAAGAACACAAATCGTTCGGACTTTACGATCAATTAAAGGATCAGATAATAGTATCAACACATAAAAGAAATGTTGGTGATATTATGAGAACAATTGCCCACGAATTGGTACATTACCAACAAAAAACTCTTCACCGTAAAGGGAAGAGTTCTGCAGGTTCCAAACATGAGAATGAAGCAAATGCTATTGCCGGTGAAATCGTGAGAAAATACAGGCAAAAACATCCCGAAATCTTCAGTTAATTACCTTAAACCAATACTACCTTAATTCCAAATTGTAATCCCAACCAGTTAATATAATATTCGGGATTATGAAGGATATCACGTTTTTGTGACCATTTATTTTTCAGGTAAAGATGAGATAACACGATTTCAGGAATTACTCTAATAGTGGTAGTATCCCACAACCACATATTTTCAAATGTAAATTTAATTTTCATACATTTCTTGGTTTTCCGCGTTTAATACATATTCTCTGATAAGTTTACCCAATACCATATCATTAGGTATGCTTTTAACCAATTCAACAACATAGATAGGATCTACGTTCTGAGAGGTTTTAACGATTTTTTCATCTATTTTCTGTCCCATGATTAAATAATAAAAAAAGGTGATTGAATTATCAACCACCCACCACGTTAATTTTTTGATATCTTTTCTTCATCAATATCATAATAAAATGAATTGGTGTCTTCTGTTATCCACCTATCTGACACTGACTCAACTGATAGTAGTTCGGTATCTACTTTAATATTTTTAGGTTGGATTGGAAATTCTTTTGTTACCCAATTTGAATCTTTCCAAAATATTCTGTTGTTTGGCATACATAACAAATATCCATCATCTGTTTGTAGAACGTGACCACATTTATAATCACTTGGTTCATCACTATATGGATTATTTTGCCAATCAATTGTAAACATATATGTTGCCCAAACAAATGTCTTATCTTTCATTATTACCTTACATCGTTTCTCTTTAAGGTATTCGTAATTTATTACGGTAACATCGTTATCAAAACAATCCCATAATTGTTTGAAATGAAACGGAACGTCTTGGGTAGGTTCCTTCATATAAATCTCCGAGATTGGTACTCTTGATCTTAGCATCCCATAATCTGTCATTATATGGAATGTTAATATTTTTCCTGTTATTGACTGAATTGCGAATGCATAACAATCGTGAAATATATTTGAGTCTTTATCGTTTTTTGTAAAATACGATTGTCTAACCAAACACTTAAAAAAGGGAATATTTGAATTTAACATATTATCATAAATATAAAAAAATCCCCGAAAAAGTGATCGGGGATTGTTAAATTTTTAATCAGTATATATTGAGTTAGACTCCCAACTAATGATTTTGGGTATCATATAAACATCGTGTGTTATCGTATTATTCCCACCTAAAATATTAGGAACTATGACTCTAGTTGCATGATTGATACTTCCCGATGATGTTCCAAAGGTACTTAAAAATTTATTATGTAGTCGGCCACTAGGTAGAACTTTTATATACACAACAATCGGTTTTAATTGTTTAAAAAAAAAATTGAAAACATATTGATTTGCTTGTGCCGACAAGGTGTAATTGTTTGGATTGATGACTGTTGCAATTCCAAATGTATCAACTTCATAAAGTACAATTTGAATATCCTGAAATGATGGAAGGTAATTTTGACTATTTGTGTGAATAGTCACTTTCATATATTGATGTAAATTTGTCTGAGTGTATCCCACCAATCCGATTAGTAGAAGTACGAAAGTTAATAGTTTTCTCATATGATGTAAATATACAACAAAAATCCCCGAAGTCGTATCGGGGATTGTTAAATTTTTATTTAAGTATTCCGTAGAATTTTTTGAATTCTTGTATTCTATGGGTTAATCCGATAGTCCCGCCATTAACTCGTTTAGTTACTGATGTTACAACAGCGTCTGTATCACCCTTTGCTGAGATTTCATTTAACTTATTTTTATGGAAGAACCAAGCCGCGGATAACAACGGATATTTTGTTGCAACCAAGTCAGGATTGTTTGTGATGTCATCATCTACAAACTTATCAAACTCTTGATAATTCGCTTTACCTGTCAATTGGATGTAACCTCTACCTCTGAATTTCCAACCTTCTTTAGATGGTTCATCACCATTACCCATACGAGAGGCATAAACTCTTGATGCAATCTTCTCAGGATTACGAGCATATTGTTCGTTTAATGTTCCCGCAAAATACTTTGGAAAGATTTTCTTCAATCCATCTGCAGAATAGTTTAGGTTTTCAGAAACCGCTTTGAAGTTTCCGCTTTCGTGAGCACATTGTGCTAAAAAATGTGCAAGTTCTAATGGTGTATCCATTCCAAATTTTTGAACCACCATTGGGATTTGTGCCAATACCGAATCGGGTATGTGACCTTTAAGTTTGTTTATATCCATAAATCATGTTTTTATATAAATATCACAAAAAAGAGGACTGAAGTCCTCTTTGTGTAAATAATTAGTCTCTCATTTTTCGTGTTTTAATCTTAAGAGGTCTATCGAACATTCTCTTATTTTTGTTAAACTGGAATTTTCTGTCCTTTTCTGTACCACCGAGCCATTTGTCACCCATAGGTGGGTATTTCTCATTAAATGATTCAAAATCATCAAACTCTTCCATGTCAAAATCTTCATCATTACCCATATCATCACGAGAAACCATAAAGTCTTCTTCATCATACCAATTCTCATCATCAAAAGAAGCGTATTTTTGTTCTTTGATTACTTTTTTTACGATTCTAATCAAATCGTTTTCTGTTAGTCTTACAATTTTTGCCATAACTTTTTTTTATTATAAATATATCTTATTCTACGATTTGTCCTAAAAGTTGTTTAACGGACAAGACTTTTTTTGGTTCATCTACAATTAGTTCAAAAGGTCCAATATATTTTTTATAATTACCTGAATTAATGTAATAGTATTTCCATATGGATGGTAATGTCAATGTCATTTCATTGGTAGTAGTTATCCATGTTGCTTTACCTGTCACTGCATTAAATCCATAAACCTCAACCATATCTTCTTTGTTTTTTACAAATTGAAAATATATGGAATCTAGATGTTGAAAATATTTTACTTCTTGAAGATTTAATACATTATAGGTAAAATTGGCCCATACTGTAGAAGATGTTACACACTGCAGAGAGGACATCATCATAAGTTGAATATCTGTAGATCCAACTACCCAAGCGGTGTCAGTATATTCAGGACCATTTCCAACAAAGAAATCATTTTTATACCATTCATAATAAGGAGTAGGTCCCCCATTAGTTGGATTAGCGGTTAAAGTGATTGTCGACTTCCTATTTACAGAGGGTGAACCTAAAATCGTAACTGCGGTAGGTACTTTTGATACTATACCTACTTGTATTGTATTAGAATTAATAGTAGTAGTTGTAACACATGACAGAGTTGATGTCATAGTACAAGATACAACATCATTATTTTTTAAATTAGAAGGAGTGAAGAATATAAACGTTGAATTAGATCCAACATTCACACCATTTACTTTCCATTGAAAAGTAGGAGTACCACCATATCGAGATAAGGCGGTGAAAAATAAAGTGGTACCTTCACAAACATTAGTTACTGGTACATCATTAGTAATGCTATGGGTTGGTGTAACTCTTGTGGTCACATTCATTGATATTGTATTACTTGTGGCAGTAGTTGTTGTTAAACAAGACGCATTAGAAGTCATTACACAACTAACTGTGTTACCTTGAGCCAATGCTGTTGAAGAGTAGGTGGGTCCTGTTGCAACATTCACACCATTCACTCTCCATTGGTATGTAGGAGTTAAACCTCCATTGGTAGGTGTAGGTGTAAAAGTTACATTAGTTCCTTGACATATATTATTACTACTAGCATTAATAGTAATTGATGGTGATACTGTATTTGTTTGGAATAATTGGATTTCACCAATTTGCATTGAGTTAGCTAGACCGACATTGCATAAAGATGGAAATACGATTCTATACCAAGAATAGGATGTTGTATTTGTGAAGTTAAAACTCCTAGTAAGGAATCTATTAGAGTTGCAAGGGATGTTTCCTGATGTAATAGTAGTCCACGAAGATCCATTATTACTACCTTCAATGGTATAGTTAACAGGATCCCTTTCAGGAAAATCATTAGCTGTAGTTAAATCCATTCTATTTGCTATAGAATTTCTTCCTGTGTTAACAACTAGACCAGTATTTGTTTTATTAAAATTTAAGTACTTAGTACCACTATTTCCATCAATAGCTTTGGTTACATCTTCACCAAATGGAGGTGAACCTGGGTTGACTTGAGTAATACTCATACTTGGTGTAAAAATTGCACATTGAGAACTACATTGTGCCCAAGAAAGTGTGAAAATTAGTGTGAAAATTGAAATAAATAATAACTTTTTCATGATGTCTTTTAATATAAATACCATGACCTTATCTGATTACCGTGTCTCCAACAAAATATTTATTTGAAGAATCTTTGAAGGATCTTTCATATAATAATCCCGCGGATCTTTCAAAATCTGTGGAATAATAGTACTTTGAAATTCCTTTTGGATATTTCTTACCTTTGTTTGTTTTGTTTAGTTTTACAACGATGTAATACACCTGTTTTGGTTCTTTTTCTATTTCAAAACACGAACTCATGAGTAATAATGACAACAATAATATCTTCTTCATAACCTAATTTGGTTACAAAGATAATAAAAAACCCCGAAAACTAAATCTCGGGGTTTAACAAAATCAAAAAATATTATTACAAACTTGTCTTAACTCTATCTCTGATTTCGGTTAATGTGGTTGTATTCATAAACTCACCATCTACATAGATTGGTTGTAACAATCCTGTGTCTTCGGTGTTCCAAGTAACCTTATCATACAAACCAATTTTGCCAGAATATAATTCTTCAACACACAAAAGACCTGTTGCCGATTTCTTAGTTCCATCATCTGTGATCGGATCTTTGAAGATCTCACGGGATTCAACCCAGTAGTTCTCATATTTACCGAACTTCTCTGTAACAATATGACGACCAACCATACCATCATAAGGTTCGGATTTAACCTCAACATAGGTCGCTTTCATCGCGAATCCGAATGTATCACGAGTGTTATACTGATAGGTGAATGATCCGATACCGAGTACCACGTTTGTTGAAGCAAATCCTTTGGATTCCAAACGACGGCAGATTTCATCGGCTCTCTCAATCGTAATTGAGTCACCATAGATTGCTCCGATGTGTGGATCCAATACTTTGTAACCTTGTTCATTGATTGTTCCACCGAATACGTCCCAAAGCAACTCAATTACTCCTTTGTAGGCAGGATACAAAGCAATCTTGGTATGATACATATCTGGACCAGTATTCAAACCGCAGAGGATGTCAGCAGGATTTCCTGAGTCAGGACGAATAACCAACTTACCATCACGAGCCATAATCTCTTCTTTCAAAGTAACAACATGTTCAGTACATACTTTCCATAAGTCCCAAGTATCAGATACAACTGATAAAATACCTGTTGGATATGTTTCTAATAATCTACGGAAGGTACCAATCTCATCGTCTTTCCCACCTGAACACATTACTGAGTGTTCCGTTGCAGGAACTGAACCACAAATAAATTCGGTTTCACCATAGTACTTACGAGCACCATAGATGGTTGGTAATGAATCTGATCCTGAAAAAGAAGTTAAGTGTCCAAGTCCTGATGACACAACGGCATCAACAGAGTCCATTCCCCTCATTGAGAAATCGTGACCTTGCCAATCAACAAACCAAGAGTTTGATGGGTCCGTCTTTTCCATCCAACCATTTAATACTTTTCTGTATTGTCGGGCAATTGTTGCCGAGGTCATAGGTTTCCACAACAGATTTGAAAGAATTGTTTCCAAATAATTGGTAATCCAATAAAAATCCGGATGTGTATTGTAGATGGTTAATACGGGTACTTTAATTGGTGCTAAAGTCCCTTCCTCCAAAGATTTTACTTTAATAGGTAAGTACCCCAAATCGTGCAACGCTTCAATGTGTGAAGTGTCATACGGCATACCCAAATACATTGAGAACTCTTTACGAATTTCTTCCACAACCTGTTCTTTTGGTTTTGAGAAGAATCCGTCCATAAACATTTCGTGAATTTGTTTCATCACCATTTGTGTTCCAAACACAACGACATCATTACAACCTTTCGGTGCGTGTTTGTTACTTCTTGGTGTAAAATTAGAATACACTAATGTTGTACCCTTTGGGTATTGCAGATGGTGTCCGGTTTTGTACCCATCAGTTAGTAAAAAAGGATTTATCATAATTTGTTTTTTAACGTTACAAAGTTAATGTTTATTTTTTAGAATTCAAAATATTTTTGACTTTTTCCCCGAATAATATATGTTGCGGATTCCAGGATATTCAAAGATTCGTTCAACCCTGCTCTATCATCAATAAAGATGTTAGCATAAACTTTTCCGTTCTTACCATATGGTAAGTCAATTGGAGTTTGGTTAATTGAATCAATCTCTAACTCTTTAGAGGTACAATAAGATTTAATCTCATCATATCTTTCAGAATTACATGCGGTGAAGATAACAATGTAAGCACCGGTGTATTTTGCTGCTTTCAAAACACGTATAACCCGATTGAAATCATTGTCGTACATTTTCCAAGGACTGATGGTGTCGTCAAAGTCACAGGCAATAATGATCTTGCCGTGTTGTTCCCATTCCGTAACCAATCTATCCAAGAATGGTTTTGACTCGGGATTAGAGGTGAAATAATTTTCCATTAAAATACTTTATGTTGTTTTACTAAACTATGAATTGTTTTATGTCTTGAGAAGGTATTCACTATGGTATCATCCTGAATGTCTTTAACACTATTAGTACAATAGATACCATCAAAATATTCGGATAATAAATCAAATCCATAACTGAATATACCATGAGTTACCACCAAATAGTTTTTACCATAATGTTCTGGTTTTACCGAACTTGATAATTTTCTCCTCTCTTCAATTGTTTTTGCGATTTCAATAAACGTCCTAGCACCATCACAAATATCATCAAAGATAAAGAAATCTTTGTCAGCATCATTTACGGACATCGGTACATCGGTATAATCAATCTTACCTGTTTCTAAATTACGATGTTTAGATGATATGATTACCTCATACGGATATTTTGTTTTTTCAACAACATTGAAAACTTTTTTTAACGCACCAGCATCAGGTGACACAAATCTTACCTTTTCAAAATTATCAACACTCCATCTTTCAAATCCTTTTGAGATAAAATAATCTTTAAGTGCCGTGGTAACCAAATCCGTATTATCTACTTTTTGGAAATTGTTGATACACGCTTCTAATACATCAGAATGTGGGTCCAAAATTATTACCTTAGTGTAGTTTTGTAAATTGATAATCGGCGCAATAACATGTTTAATGTAGTTAATACCACCATCTGAGAATTTTCGATCACTACGACCGCCCAAACAATACGGAATGTATAGTGAGATATCTTTAACACCAACCTCACGGAGTGCCTGAGTCGCACAAATGATAAGTTCCAAATCTTCAAATGAATTAAATCTTGATTTGATGACGATACTTGAGGGTTTAAGGGTTTCAAATTTGTTATAACCACTCTCAACCAATCTGAACGATTGTTGTCCGTCAGGGAAACGACTAATCTCATAGTTGAATGAAAAAACGTCGTTCGGATTTACTAAGTTTAATGTTTCTGCCATAATAATACAAAGATACAAAAAAGGGTTTGGAAAACCAAACCCTCTTACTTGTTTTTTTTAATTATTTTACGTTATACATCATATTCGTTCCTGAACCAAGTTGTGTGGAAGGTAAAACACCATTCCATTTGTTAATCCACATTTGTTGTAATAACATAGGTGTTAATGTTGATTGTTTAAGTTTATTTGCTTCAGCCTCAGCCCGTGCTTGGGTTAACATAGCTTGAGCGTTACCCTCCGCAGTTGCAACTTTAATTTTTGCTTCAGCTTGCGCTGTTTTAACCCTGTTTTCGGCAGTAAGACCAAGTTGGATTGCGTTATTCTTTGCTATGATGGCATCCTTGAATTGTTTTGGATAACCTAGATTTGAAGTCATTTGACTGATGATAAATCCTTCAGGAACTAACGCACTATCCAAAAGATGACGAACTTTATTCTCAAAGTTCTGTCTTTGAGATACCATTTCATCAGCGGTGTATGAGTTGGCAATCATTCTAAACGCGTCATATATTGTAGTCTTTAAGAATCCTTCTTCAATTGAAGATAAATCTCTACGATATTTTCCAAAGATATAAGGTACTTTTTCACGTTTAACCGAATAGTTAATGATTGGACTAACGTGGAACTCGGACCCGTCTTTTGAATTCACAACAAATGATTCATCCATATCTTCAGTCTTTGTGTATTCTTTATGTTGTACGAATGTCGGGAATTCATAAATTTTCTGACTAAATGGGTTGTAAAAAGCGATACCTGTTACTTCGGTAATATCGTCAATACCTTTTCCATCACCATACAAATTTACTTTTACACCTACGTGACCTGCGTCAATACGTTCACAAGAGTTTGAGAACATGATTAACAATAGTAATAGACCTCCAAGACCTAATACAATTTTGATTTTTGAAATTGTTTCCATAATTTATTTAATTGTTTTCTTGTTTGTTTGACAATTGTATCAGTACGAATTTTACGATTTCGTTAAACGTCAATCCTATCATTCCTATACCGATTAGACACACAATCACACCAGCAAACACTAGTAAATTGTAAGGTTGGTTTAGTAATTGAGTTCCCCAAGAAATAACCTGTAGTCCGAAACAGATTGCTGATATGGTTAGGACAACATTTAAGAATCCTTTACCAATTTTTTTAATGTTTTCTTTCATATATGAATTTATTTTAATTTTGTAGCTCTCTATACCCAAATAATCGGTAACATCTTCACCTTCTTGAATTAGAATTGCATTATCATAAGGACCAACCTGTAATTGTTTTCCCCAAGGTTGATCAGAATAACCAATCTTTATCTCATCTTCATTTTCCAAGATTGAAATGGGAAGAAGAAGTCCTTGTGAAATCTGACCACGTAACTTAACCGTTCTCAAACGAAACCCTTCTTGGTCTCCCATCTTCTTATATGAAGATTTTCTTAGAAACTCAAACTCAGGTTCAATCGGTAGAAATGAATCCACTTCAAAATATACCGCAAAATCACCTGGCTTGAACTCATCTCGTTTGGTAACCACTTTCCACCCACCAATGGTGCAGATGTCTAAAGAATCAGCATTGAAATGTTTTTCAACATTATCAACATAAACAATTTTTGCTAATTTTCTTTCCATATTATTTAATTCCCATTTCTATTCCAATCAACAATTACCAATCCCCCCAAGAAGGATACTAATCCCCAAAAATACATTCCACCACAGACTAATCCTGGTGCTATAGCCATTGTTAATATCCCACCAACAAGACCCAAAAAGATGTTTGGTTTTTTCATAACGTTTAATTTATACAAAGGTAATGACAATGAATTAAAGATACAAATCTTTTCCTGAAAATTTAACATATTGTACTGAAATTTCGTTTCCTTCTTGAATTTCAACAAACATTGGTTTCCCGGTATATAAACAGATTGTCAATGGTTCTTTTATGGAAACATTTTCCATTTTAACCATCAGTTTCCTCTCATCATCTAATACCTTGATATTAACAATGTTAAAATCGTTTGATTGGATCTCTAAACAATTTTGGTCTTTAGCAATTGCTGATACGTGTTTCATAATTTATCACAAAGATATAACAAAAAATCAATCCCACCAATAGTCAATTTTATCGTGTAGGATTTGGAACAGAAGTCGTTTCGCTTTCTTTTGTTTATAATAACCAATGTCCATTGCGCACAACTCTTTGAATTTAATTTCTTTTATGTTATAACCTTTAGATGTAAATCCCTTATCTGACCTCTTATAATTGTTCTTATTAATCTCCAAATACTCATCCAACTTATTTATCTCGTTGAACTTATCATCGTACATATAGTTCCAGTATTCATTCACATAGTCCTCATTCTTTACCTTTTTGATCAATTCAATTGCCCACAACATCCTCTGAGTGCAAACCGAAGTTTCACTAATTCCATACTTGATAAATGCTTCGTGCATGTTACGGATCTTAAATTCCATCACATCGTATAAAAAATAATGGTCATAATCTTTATCATTCCATCCATACTTTGCCCATCTGTAGGACAATTTGATTTTTTTGATTAGTCTCCGAAACGGTGTACCAATTTCCAAAATAGTTTCTTTAATAGTTCCCATGATATTATCGTTAATATTATTTTCCAAATCATTTTGTAGGATTGTATATTGTATATTTTGCGGTTAATTCCTCACCTTCCAAAATAGTTTTATTTGTGATCAATCTAAGATGATGTACAGGTTTATTACGTTCATCATACCACTTCTCTATAACATCACAATTGGGTATCTCAGAATGGTTAAAAAACCCTCCTAAAGGTAATCTTATTAAAGAGTCTTGAAATCTGTCATCATAAATATGGGTCATACCCAAATCCGTTCCGGAAGGAATTTCCTCGGTTGAAAATAACCCCAATCCATCAATCTCTGATTTTTTAATTGTAACTTGTTTTGGTAATGGTCTATACATGATCTATACAATATTGATTTATCTCATCTAACAAAAACAAAACCGACTCTAACTTAGTCCTAACACCCGATTCTAACTTGCTCACCTTACAATGAACCAAATCTTGTTCCACCAATCGTGTTACAATTCGGTTCATCACCAACAGCTCATTAAAATCAACATCCGTTAAAGTCGGTTTCATAACACAAAGATATAAAATAAAAATGGAGGGTTCAACCTCTCATCCTAATTTAATTAGGATTATTATTTTTAGGAATATGTGTTGAAAAAAATTAGTCGATAAATATTTCCCAATATGAACCATTCCACTGCCAAGTTTTTCCACTATAGGTGTATTGTTGATTTGGAGTTGGTGTATTTGGAAAGTTAATCAGCATTGTTCAATCCTTTCTTAAGTTCTTTTATTTCTTTTTCAAGTTTTTCAACCTTTAATATCATTTCTTGTAATGATTTAACTGTTAAAGACAAAATACCATCATAATCTAGTCCGTATGTCCCACCCTCTTTATCACCATCACCAAGTACTAATTCAGGATATGTTGTAAGTACATCTTGAGCAATAAACCCATGTCTTTTTACCCCACTATAATCTTTATATTCAAATTTTACAGGTTTTAAATTTAAAATATGTGGAGTGGTTTCATCATCAATATATTGAATGTTTTCTTTCTTTCTTGAATCGGATGTTCCTCCACCAGGAGTACTTAATACACCGCCATCTGTAAGTGTAAATATAAGTGTATTATATGCACTATTAACAATTTCAAATCCTCCAGTGCCATTAATCCTAAAAGTTTTGTTTGGGTGTGTTGCACCTACTGAAGTATTAGTCCCTCTTAGAAAGTCAATATAAGTTGAACCACCAACTGTATTACTTCCACTGACCACAATCATTCCTGGGTTACTACTTGCATCCATAGTAACACTACCATAAACACCTCTTGATAAGAATGTAACACCTGACAGTGTAGGTGAAATAGTATTACCTGTAACAGTTAAATTACCATTTACGGTTAATCCTGTAATCGTACCTCCCGTAAATGGTGTGCTTGTTGAAAACCCTGATACTGTGAATGTACCTCCCGTGTTATTGGTAAATGTTGCAGTACCATTTAAGTAAGTACCACCTGTCACTCTAATATCTGTAGGTAAATTTTGATAAGTCGTTGCTGATATTGTATTGGCCGATAAACCACCTGTAAAGTTAGTGCCCCCCGATACAGTTCCACCTGTGAAAGTAGTTGATCCACTACTTCCCGATCCACCTGTACCTGAAAATACAATTACAGATCCATTATCGGTTATGTTTATACCATTACCACTAAATGATTTGAAATTAATTGTATTTCCTGTAGCGTCTCTAAATATTGAGATACCATTACCTAAACTATTACCTGTTAGGACATACCCTGATGATGTACCATACGGCCACCAATACTCACCATCCCATCGGTAAGCACTACCTTGGTAAGTAACTAATTCTCCTTTAGAGGGGTATTGTGGAAAAGGTGCATTAAATGCCATATTATATAATTATATCCGAAATTCTTTTATATGAATATCTCTAAATAATTACCATCATCATTTTTCTCAAAAACACGGACGTTTGATAAATCTAACCCGTCTAATGACTCATAATCTACAAAATAGAATGAGTCATCCTCACTGAAAAACATTACTTTATATCTCATCTTAATAAATTGTTACTACTATATGGTCTACCGTTGCTGCTGAAGTACTTGGATTGACCTCAATTCTTACCGTTATATTTGAACCAACATCCGCAGCGGCAGTTGCTGATTGGTTACTATATGAATAAATTGATTGTCTACCATAATAGACACCTGTTTGTGTTACTCTTGCCAAAAATCCAAAACTACCAGCATTTAACGTCGTTCCCATGTTCGCATTTTGTGGAGTTAACGTATTCGTGCCCCAAATACAAGTAACTGTTTTATTTGCGGCGGTCGTCTGCTGAGCAGTAATAATACCTTCAACTTTCAAAGTTTGTCCCGAGAATACAGAAGCTCTTGGAATATTCAGAGTAAATGCGGTTGTTGTTGTATTTGCAGGACACGCCACAGATGCAGGTAATCTATATAAGGTTCTTTGGATATTATCGGCAAGTATTGTAGTTGCCGATATTGTGGTTGCGGTTACATTATTTGTAAAAATAGTATCACCTGTTACTATTCCACCATTAAATGTTGCACCTGTCAAAAATCCGGAAACTGAAAATGTACCACCAGTGTTATTAGTAAATGTTGCAACACCACCTGATAAAGTACCTCCAGTTACTCTAATATCTGTTGGTAAATTTTGATAAGTTGTTGCCGATATTGTATTTGCTGATAAACCATTTGTGAATATTGTAGAACCTGTAACGGTTCCACCTGTAAATGGGTTTGTAAATCCTGATACTGAAAATGTACCACCCGTGTTATTAGTGAATGTTGCGGTACCATTTGAATATGTACCACCAGTTACTCTAATATCTAATGGTAAATTTTGATAAGTAGCTGCGGATATTGTCGTAGCCGATACTCCACCTGTAAAATTTGTTGCACCTGAAACAGTACCACCTGTGAACGGATTAGTGAATCCTGTTACGGTAAAAGTGCCACCTGTATTATTTGTAAATGTTGTAGTGCCGTTTGAATACGTACCACCTGTTACTCTAATATCTGTCGGTAAATTAAGATATGTGGTGGCGGATATTGTGGTTGCTGTTAATCCACTAGTGAAAATAGTGTTACCTGTTACAGTACCACCACTTAATGGTAGATAATCCCCTGACACAGTTCCACCTGAACCCGATGGTGGAGCACCCCAATAGGCATTTCCAACACTATCTGAATATAAGACATAACCATTCTGTTCGGTCCCGTTACTATACTTGAAGTTTTCAAGTATGGTTAATCCTGAAGAAAATATCGGATTAACAGGAACATCCCCACCAATTCTATAAACATAACCAGTTGATAAATCGGACTGAAGAACGTAATTATATGTGTCTTTTACTAATTGATTTTTAATATCTGCCATATTATTAAGGTAAGAAATTGTGTTAAACTATAAATAGTTTGTAACTTATGTTATATTGGTATTTATAGTAAATAATATAAATGGCGTTTTATCCGGTAACTTCTTATTATGGAACATCAATTGGTGATATTTGTAATAACCCACCAATAACTTGGTATGTTCAAAACACTAATGTAATTGGTATAGGTAGTGTAATTTATAGTGATATATCAGGAAGTAATACCTACAAAAATACTTGGTTTTATATTACAGAACCAACAGATTATAATTTTAATAGGATATTTCATACTGATGGTTCAGGTATAATTGACCAATTTGGTAGTCCTTCTGATTTTGCAACACCGATATTTGGTATAATTTACGCAGGTACAGATTGTTGTCATATAGACAAATCTCCGTTATATTACGACGCTAGTCAATTATTTGATATCGGTGTTAATGTTTATAGTAATTTATGTTTAACAATACCTGCCGGTGATGATATAGGTGTTAAAATATGGGTACCGTCTTACACTTTATCAATAAGTTATTTGATTGATATTGTTGATGGTACTATTGCTGATTTTAGAGAAGATGGTGTTTGTATTGCTACCGACCCATATCTTTTTGAATTAGGTAGTTTGGTTAATCCTTGTAATACTAATCAAACGTACTATGTTAATTTATTTCCCGATATAGTACCAATACGAGTTGGAACAACAATTTGGACAGTCCCTCAATTGGGTGGGTGTGTGATTACTTCAGAAACAACATTAACCGATGGATATGATAATACGATCTATTATAATATAGATGGTGGTGAGGTAACGTCTGTAAATTCTTGTATTGCTCCAGAATCGCCAACCCCAACACCCACTCCAACTGAAACACCTACGCCCACAGTAACACAGACACCTACGATTACTCCAACCATCACTCCTACTCAAACACCTACAATAACTCCTACAACTACACCAACAATTACTTCGACTCAAACACCTACAACTACCACCACACCAACAAGATCATTAACACCAACACCAACAATCACACCAACTAGTACACGTAGTCCTATAACAACACAAACACCTACCCCAACACCATCAAGGACATCAGGTGATTTATTTTGTTATACTTGGGCAAATGCTGATCAAGTTTGGGATACAAGTATTTTAACTTGGGCGGAGTTTTGTATCATCATTCCGATTGTTACCCCAACGACGGCTGGAAGTGGATCTATGTCTATGGTTAGAGATCGATTGAGAAAACTACCAGAAGAAGATAAAAAAATTATTATCGGATTATTCACCAGATTGGAAGTTGATGAGATTGTTTTTGAAAAAAGAGAGAACAAACAAAAGAACAAAATGGTTAAAATTAAAATTTCTGATGTGGATGTTACAATAAAAGAGAGTAAAAACGTAAGTGTTAAGATAATTATATAAAAAGACATAATATGGCTTACAAATTATTTTCAGACAAAGCAAACAAATTTAATTGTAATATACAAGTTGAAGGAACATCATTCGCTAATTCAAAATTAAGAATGATTCTTGAAACAGATGAATTAAATTATATGTTTACAGGTCATATTCACGAAACAGGTGTTTGTGATGTTAATATTCCAAAAACTAAACATTTCCTTCCTGAAGGTACAATTGGAAATATGCGATTGGAAGTGATTGCTGATGATGTTTATTTTGAACCTTGGTCGTCCGAATTTATTGTTGCAACAGAAAAGAAAGTTGCGGTGGTTGTTCAAGAACAACAAGAAGATGAAAAACCGAAAGTTCGTGTTGAGGTGTTCCAACAACCTGAAGAAAAGAAAATTGTTAAGGAATCTCCAAAACCTGTCGTTAAAGAGGTGAAACCTGTGATTAAAGAAAAGGTTATTGAAAAACCAAAGATTAAAGAATCTGTAACAAAGAAACCTGTTAAAAAAGAGCGTACTCTTAAATTTACACAGGAACAGATCCTTGATTTGATGAAAAAAGGTTTAATTTAACCAATATTTTTTGTGTCACCCTTCTCAACAGAGACGAAGTAATTATGCATCGTACTTAAAAAGTTATAATCGATGTAGAAATACTTATCCTCAATCTTGTAAGTTAATATCTCACTTACTATCCATTGTACATCAACAAAATACTTTTTGAACTCATTTGTAAATGTTTCATAACTTCCTTTATACCAATACTTGAGATTCATTTGTCCTGTATTGAAAATCGCTTTGTTTAATTCTCGAGTAAATAAACTTAGAGGGTTTAGTTTTTCAAATTTTGATTGTTGTTGAATTGTCTTCAATTCTTCTTCACTAACACTTGGATACTTGTCAAATATTGTTTTAAACTTTGACTCAAAAATTTTTTTGAATTCATCAGGTGAAATATTTTGGTCACTTGTTATACCTAAAACTTCTCTGAATTCTTTGAGTCTTGCCATCGTCTCGTCTGGTGAATATCTATAATCGTAAGCAACATCATCGTATGCATATCTATCACCCTTTATTTTTGTGGGTGAAGTTGGTAACTTATTCCAACTATCCCCTACGAAAAACTCTGCGGGTAAACTTGTTAAATTCGTGTCATATATTGAACGATATATTGCGTGTCTTAACTCGTGTCGGATAACTTTCTTCAATGTCTCTAGTGAATCACTACCCCTTTCTTTGGCATTATTGACAATACCCTCGGAATTGATATCAAGAATTGGTCCTGTTTGACCATCATCACTAAAAGTACCAAGACGTTTAGGGTCTGAATTATCACCATAAATTAGTTTTAGTTTTTCAACATAAGGTGTTAATTCTTCCATAATCCAAGTTATCACCTGGTTCTCACCATATTTCTTAATGTATTTAGGTATGACGTATGAAATAATTTTCTTTTTAATCGCTTCATTTTTTAATTCATTTACCGCCTCATTTTTAAATGGTAATGAAAAAGTATTCAACTCACTTTCAGTTTGAGGAAACGTTGGTGGAATGATGAATTTTGTGTCCTGTTCAGAAACCAAACTCTTTTTATAATCATTATGCAACTTAAGAATTTCAATTCTTTCAGATTCGGTAATAATAAACTTCCCCATATCTATCTTTTAATAATAAATATGGGGAATTAGTCATAATTTCATGAACTCGGGTTTAAGTTGTTTCCAAATGATGTGATCATATGTTTTTCCATCCCACATATTGAACAGAACACCTTGTAGTTCTTTTGGGTGTGTTAAAACAAAATCAACATATTCTCGTCTAGTTGGTTCCAAATCCTCATTACCATATCTATATTCGGAATATAACCCCAAACACTTGGTTTTGATGTTGTTGTATGAAGTTATTAACTCCTCGGAATATGATGAAACTTTATTATAGAATTCATCAGGAACATCCTTAATGATTGTTAATAGGTCATCCCCCTTTGATAGACATTCCCAAACCGAAGTTGTGGATAATCCTGTCATTATCTTGTGAAGACGAATATATTCAGCACCCTTAACCTTCATTCGGTCCCCATTGGAGAACCTGACAACGAAACCCTCAGCGTCGTCTCTAACCATTTGTTTTAATACTGAATAGTCCGATATACTATCATATTTTTTAACAACTTTAAATCCGAGATTGTTGATTAAGTTCTTCAATCTAACGTCAACACCTTCACCATACAAATCAACCTCATATCCAGTTTCAGTGTTTATCACACCAAGTAATATAACATCTTCAAAATCATAAGAACAAACTATTCTGTTTTCAGGATATATTATCTCAAATAAATAAGTGTAATCTTTATGTAATTTGTTGTAATCGTAGTTAGATAACATTTCCATACCTTTCACCGCTTGGTCAGAAGTGAATGAACCACGAGTTGCCATAACCCAATTCCCATCATAGTAGAACAATAATCCCAATGAACCATCCATTTTCTCCCAGACTTCAAAATCAGAAGTTGGGGTATGTTTTCCTTCCTCAATATTGAAGAATTTTTTGAATGGTCTTGCAATAATCTTACCATCAGAGTTGGTTACCAAACCTCGGCACATCAATGTAATGTCATCCCACATCCCTTGAAATTGCACATTTTCGCAGTAATTCCATATTGTAAGGTCTAATGTAGGATGGGCTTGATTATAAAGTAGTCCTTTTTCTAAATAAGATTGTAATATTGTATTCATAGGTACAAAGATAAATAAAAAAAGGTTTGTTTCCAAACCTTTTCTATTTTTTTTAACTAAATAATCTCATCAGTTCTTTCATTCGTGAAAATCCTTCACCTATTTTATTGAAAGGTGTTCGTTTTCTGTCAAATTTATTACTTACCTCATCACACTGCACTATTTGTGTGGAAAACATTCTCAATAAAAATGCTATTACTAACTTACTTATTTCGTATTGTATTTCCTGGTTAAGAAATGAACCAACTCTCACACCACCACTAGATTGTGATAATAACATATTCATATCAGGTGAAAAGCTTTTAAACGACTTTTGGTTTTCAAAATTAATTAAAGTATTTCTGTCATCCAAAATCGCACTTTCATCGTCCATTGAGGTTGGAAAACATTCTGACACAAACTCACCATCAACTAATTCGAACCTCTTATCTTCAAAATTAATCAAGATAGTAAATTTCGTTTTGAAAATTCTATCTATGTTAATACTATATGTGAATTCCATTTTGTTACCATTGTCTCTTGGATCATGAAGAATTCTGTATGATTGTTTTATTAACTCTGGAAGATTTGCATTCATAGTTTCTTCTCTATCTTCCATCGAATCAAAGTTCAAACCAATTCTACCCTTTTTAACATATAATGCGTAAGATTGTGCCGTTCTTACACCTTCTTCCGTTATATCATCTGAGGTGAATAATTTAGCAATTCTATCGGCTAGATACGCACCATTAAAAATACTAGTACCCAACGTTCTTTTAGTCGTATCTTTTTTGTATCTTCTTCCACCTTCACCGGAAGCGTCTTCGTTAAATTCGTAATTTTCCATGATAATAAATATATCGTCACATTGAAAATAACACGATTGGGTTATACACAATGTTGTATTCGTGTTTCAAAATAAATTCAGTTATAAAATCTTTTTAATTGTTTTTCTTCATTTTAGGTTTATTAATATCTTCCATTTCTATAGCCGCTAAAAATTCTTCTTCATCGTCCCCTCTATCTATTAAAAAAGAAACTTCATCATATCTTTTTTTAAATTCTACATTTGGGTCATACCTTTTATCGTCCAACATATTCAATAAACCTAATTTTATGCTATTATCTGTTTCTTTTACAAAGGTTTTAGTTATAAAATAATCAGTACCTAATATATTATTAAAACGATTTAACAATTCTTCTATTTTTCCTTTTATTATTTTTATATCTGTTAATTGCATACTATTTTCATCTAAAACATCAAATTTGTCATAATTGTATAAGGATAATTTTTTTCCGTAAAAAGTATTAGTGTGACCATTCATTTTAATAAACCTACTAAGAGCCCCATCCAAATCTAATTCTTTCAGTGGTTTGAATCGATATTCAACACCAAACTCTTTTATCTTATCTATGTTTTTATATTCAACAAAAGCATACAAAGGGTGTGTTACATATCTTGAATCAGGTGATGATAATATCGCATGTTTTTTGATAAATTTAGATGCTTCATTCCTTTTAAGTTCATTATTTGAGGGAATAGGATAAATTCTGTATGGTTTGAGAGTATTGTCAGTACTATCTCTCACCACTAAAAAATCACTTATATTTTTACCATTTGAGTAACCTATAACAGATTCAAGATATTCATTAGCGTCATCTTCTGAACTAAACCACCGACCAACAATGTACCGGTTAGTGAAAGAATCTAAATCTAATTCATCATAACTTAAATAAGTATTTTCTTTTAGATATTTTCTAATAGAGTTGTATATCTGTTTTCGTGTATTAAAATTTTTTCCCATACTATGTTACACATTTGTTAATAAATATATTACCCGATTGAGAATAACACGATTGGGTTATTTGAGTGGATATCTATTTCTAGAAAAGTATTTTTGAATTTTGATTTACAAAACTTGATTTTAAATTTTAAGATTTGTTAAGAAACTCAACCTTAGAGTGGTGTGTGTATCCTAGTTATATTCAAGTTTTTAAAATTTATTTTCTTTTCGTTCAACCAAAAACTCAAGCATAGTTCTATATGCAAGTATTGGTAGTAAATCAAGCGGTGCGGAATATTCTTTACCTTCAAATATCACAATTTTTGGTATCCAAGTCAGTTGTCCTTTTTCTATTTCTATCATTTGTATAAATTTTAAAAACCTAAATATAACAAAGAATATGTGTCATTTAAACGAACACATATTCTCAACCGTTAGTAGTAATTTATACTCCAACAAAATCAACTTTTAACAAGTTTTTACTTTTAAGTAATTCTGTCTTAACTCTGTTAGCATGTAACCAATCATCACAAGGTATAGTTGATTTTGTAATTTTTCCATTTTTATTAGTCATAGTGAATTCGTATAAACTGATACTAACATCGGCTATATTCAATGTCGAGTTTTCACCTAATTTGAAATTTTTGTTTTCTTTACTCATTTTATCTATTATTTTCCATTTTACAACTTCACTTCAAATCTATTTTTCATTACTTCTAACTTGTCTTCAGGTACACCATGAGTGTTTACACCACCATGTCTATTCTCAACAATGACTGAATGTACTTGGTAACCATACTCTTCGGCTAACTTATAATATGCATCCATCTCCCATTCCTGAGTAAAGGTGTTGGAAACAACTATTGGTGAGTGTTTATATATCATTAGAAATTCAACCTCTTCCTGACACCACTTGTGTGCATCTTTAGTCTTTGATGGTTCAAACTTGTAGTTACCATCTCGGTCAACAAAGAACATATCAGCCTCTTTATGACAATAGTCTTTATTCACTATCATTTTAGCTAATGTTGATTTACCTGAACCTGGTGTTCCGCGTAATAGGAGTATTTGTTTCATAGTTTTTTCTCGTGATGATCTTTAGGCAATGTTAATTTTTTAATTGGTTGATTTCTCATAAGGTTTAAGATCCCGTGAATTTCAATAGGATACATTCCATTCCCATCAACACCAACATCCATAGCCTTACCATCAGCAATTCTCAAATTCGGTGGTAAGTGTACGTGTCCGTGTAAGTGAATGTTTCCTTCATTCATCCCGTCCCATGAACAAATCGGATAATGGCAACAAATTAAAGTATGTCTGTCTATTTTGTTACCTGGATGTTTTACTCTAAGGTCAATCATCAAGTAATCCTGAGTGGAAGTGAATAAAGATTGAATATCACCTTTGTTTCTTCGGATATGGTGATCGTGATTACCATATGTTAAGTGAATGTTCTTACAATTGATCCTGTTTCTAAACTCCTCAATCATTTCAAATCCTCCAAAAGACCAATCTCCTAAGTGAATAAGAATATCATTTTCATGTACAATCTCATTGATGTTATTTACCAATGTATCATTCATATGACTTAATGACTTGAAGTCTCTAGTTAAGTTCTCGGCTTGGTTCCACTTTGTAGTAGCTCTACAAATATTGCTATGCGAGTAGTGAGCTACGTGTCCGAGGTGAACCACAATCTAGGACTGTGCACCCCGGAACTCTTAATTTCAATTTTCATGTTTATAATATTTTTGTATGTAGTCTTCTTTTTTGTATCTCAGTCCTTTTCTATAACCTTCAATTAGGATCAAGCATTCAGACTGTTCGTTGTACTTGTATTTCCAATTCAATATCTTATCGAATAATTCTTCTAATGTTATTACACAGTCGTTGTTGGACTTTGACTTCTTAACATTACTGGAGTGGGTTGTGATCTGACAGTTGGCAGGATGCCTGAGTAATTCAGGAAAGACCTCGTTTTTAAACCCTGCCTTTCTCCCGTACATATGATCTCTAACCAAACTATTCGCACCGTTGTTTTCTTTTGACTTTAAGCTATAGGTCTTTAGTAATTCT